GGTTTTATAGGTATCAGCGTAATGATACCTAGTACCAATATAGCGTTGACGGCCAGCCTACTTCTAAGCATTACGGTGTTATGATATACGACGACGTTGTTACGAAGGAGAGTGTATCGACTCCTGAGATGATATCGAAAGTAACGGAAGCCTTTAGTTTATCTTTGAATTTGGGGAAAAGAGGTGGTCGTAAACGCTATATTGGTACTAGGTATCATTACGCTGATACCTATAAAACCATAATTGATCGTAAGACTGCTGTTGAAAGACGACATCCAGCGACGGACGACGGTACGTTTGACGGTACGCCTGTTTATTGGACGCAACCTGAGTTTGACCAAAAGGTTCGTGATATGGGAACGTATGTAGCAGGTGCGCAGTTGTTGTTAAACCCATTGGCTGATAGCGTTATGAACTTTAAATTATCGTGGTTGCAGAGGTATAAGACGTTTGATAAGAGGGGTCGTAGCAACTTTTATATTTTGGTCGACCCTGCGGGCGAGAAGAAGAAAACTAATGACTATACTGTAATGGCGGTTTTAGCACTTAATTGCGATAACAACTATTATCTTGTTGACGGTGTAAGAGACAGAATGAACTTGACCGAGAGGACAGAGAAGTTATTTGAGTTGTATAAAAAATGGCGGCCTTTACGTGTGGGGTATGAGAAGGATGGTATGCAGAGCGATATTGAACACATAAAATATGTGCAAGAGCAAACGAACTTTAGGTTTCATATTGAACCTTTGCGTGGCGGTATGGCCAAGAACGATAGGATAAGACGGTTAGTACCTGCGTTTGAACAGGGTAGGTTTTATATACCTAACAGATTAATGTTTGTTGATTTACATGGTAACGAAAGAGATTTTGTAGCGGAGTTTATTGACGAGGAGTATACATCTTTTCCGATAGCTGACCACGACGATATGTTCGATGCGATGAGTCGTATTATGGACGAGGATATGGAAGCTAAGTTTCCAAGGAAGAGCTATAAGCAGTTTGAAGCGCCAGCTGGGAAGAGGTATTGATGACACGACAAAAGAAGCCACATAGAACTAAAAGAACGAGAGATAAAAAGAAAGCAAGAATGTTACGTCGTCTAGGAATGGGAATGATACTTCTTTTTTTCATGTCTGGTAGTGTAATAGCTGATTCGTTAGGTAGTGTCAAGTATGTGATTGAGATAAAAGATATATCTTTTGAAGAAGCAAAAGAAACCGAGAAAGTTTTAAAAGATATGTTTAATTCTGTCGAGGCTGAGTACAGGCCATACGAAATCAAGTTTAATATTAACGAATCAGGGAGGATAGGTTTATGAGTGGTAATAACGGCGATAAGATGCAACCGACGAAAGCAGAGTTAAAAAGAAAAGCGTTTGAGTCTAACCCTGATAATTTTGTTTGTTTAGACGATCTTATTCTTGCGGCACAAAGATGTGGCGATGAACCTGTAGAAACCCTGGTAGCTCCTTCATGTAGAGAAGAATTAGAAATTGCTTTATCACGAATAACTCATAAATGTTACGGAATATTTAACGCTATGAGTCATGCGGCGCAAGAAGCTAATAAAAGCAAGATTGTTAAATCTGGCGGCTTTTTTTCTGGGAGAGGTAGGAGATAATGACATACGATTGCGTTTCTGAAATTAAACTTCAAAATGCAAATTGGAGACGTGGTGTTGGTGCAAGTTTATTATCTGAAGAAAAAGAAAAATTAAGATATATTGAAGAATTCTCATTTTATAGAGATTGTAATATTGAAGAACCTATTATTGTTAAAAGGTTCTCGTCAAGAAAAGAATATGAAGAGTATATAATGGGGAGAAGAGATAATGACTCGTAAAAAAGACGATAAGAACTTTGTTAAGTATGGACGCTGGGATACCGACGAGAATGCTCGTAACGGTCTGACTGGTGAGAGTAGTGACAAGATATCTAAAGCAAGAAGACAGTTACATAAAATTCATCAGAAAGCCAAACAAATATTACAAAATCCGTCGAGGTATTAATATGAAAAAAACAGAAACAAAAGCTGCTGATAAACAAAAAGAGAATCCTTTAAACGACGTTGATAAACAGGCAAAAAGAATCGAACCGTCGATAGAAACAGATAATTTTTCTGCTGAAGAGCAAAAAGAAATTGTACGTTTTGTTATTCAAGATGCGAAGTCTGATATTGACGCTACTGCTGAATGGGTACAGAAACGTAAAAAAGATTTACAGATGTATAACGGTGAGAAACCGTCTATTATAGAGAACTTACAGAAAAAAAGATGGCAGTCTGATAGAAACCTTCGTTTGTGTACGTCGGTGTGTGACGCTTTTCAAGCGACGTTAGTTGCGACTGCTGTAAATCCAGATACACTTCACGTTAAGGCTACAGAAAGTAACGACGTTGATAGAAAAGATGACATTGTAACATTTTCAAAGTGGGGGCTAGGGCCGTCTGAATCCAACTTATTTCCTGCTGCTAACGACTTTATACAAAACCGAATTACACAAGGGTTTTCTGTGTTTAAGGTTTATTGGAAAACTTGGTATGAATGGATTGATAAACGAATACCAAAGTATAGCAATCGTATGTTGGGTATTGGCAAGAGGCAATTTCTAGGGTATACCGTCAAGACTGAAAAGAAAAGATTTGAAAAATGTATAATTGAAAATATTGCGAATGTAGAAGATATCCTAACACCGTCTTTTGGTAGGAACATTCAAGAGTTAAGTCACGTTATTGAAGTAATACATCTTAATGGTGAAGACATTCTTGATTATGCAGAGAGAAATGTTTTTGTTAATATTGACGATAAGTATATTGAACAGCTTAAAGGTGCGTGTTTCGACGAGAGAATAAAAGTTTTAGGGGCAGAGAAAGCTAAATCTTTAGGAATAGTAACTCCGTCTGATATACAAACATCTGATTTAAGACAATTTCCTGTTGACATATATAAATGGTATGGTAAGTACAAAAAGAACGGTAGAACTGAAAAGTTCCGTTTTGCAGTTGAACCGATTAGAGAAAAGTTTTTAGCTGGTAAACCTTTAAGAAAAGTTCCTGGTTGTAGAAACGGTAAGATTCCGTTTGTTGGTGGTGTATTACGTCGAGTTCCAGGACAAGTAAGAGGAGAGTCATTACCAACCTTAACGGCTGATATATGTAATGCGTTCAATAATGTATATAACCAAAAATCTGATTTTCAATATGTCGAAAACTGTCCGTTTGGTTTTCATAAACCTGATGAAAACTATGACAAACAAGTTTTTGAGTTGGAACCTGGAGTATCATATCCGTCAGAAGATCCCAAAAGCGTAAATTTCCCTAATTTATCAAGGGATATGGCGTGGGCTGAAAGTGATATTAATGTTTTATTTCAAATGATTGAACGAGTAACAGGTGCTGCTAGTTATTTTCAATCAAGAGAAACGCAAAGTGGTACGTTAGGTCAGGACTTATTAATAGAGAAGAATATGGACACAAGGTTTGGGTTGTGGGTTAAAGACCTTGTTTCTGATATCTCAGAAGTAGCGACTATGTGGCTTAATATGTACCAAGACTGTGCCCCTTCTACTCTTGGTGAACGTGTTTTAGGTGAAGATGGCAAGAAATTGTTTCCAAACCTTTCTGTAGACACGTTACGAGGTGGATATGACGTATATTTTTCACCTGACATTGTAGCTGGTTCAAAGATGTTTGAAAAACAACTTGCTATGTTTGCATTACAGTCTATGCAACAGAATATTTGGTTAAGTCCGCAAGTTAATCCTAGAGGAAACTGGCAGATGACAGTTGATTCGTTTAAGAAGATTGGGTTTATGGGTATTGAAGAGTATATGCCGCCAAAACCTCCTTCTGAACTGGGAATGTCTAATGAAGTTAATAAAATATGGAGTCAATTCATGCAAGGGGAAGTTCCTGAAGTTGATTTAGGTGCTAATCTCTTAGAATTAGCTGTTGGGTTAGCTAAGAAAGCAGAAGAAGACTATTATAAGTTAGACGAAGAGTACAAATCTAACTTTGACAACTATATGTTTGAATTATCTATTGCTATGCGACAACAAATGAAAAAGATGCAAGAACAACAAATCGCTAGTCAAATGGCAAGTAAAGTAATTATGGATAATGAGAATAAGGTTATTCCAAATCAGGAACCAATGGCACAGCCAACAAACCCATTAGGAGGTGAAGGTGGAGTACCAACAGGACAAAACATCCCAGCTGCTGGAATTTAATCAGTGGCAAGATATAATTCATACTGAGGGATGGAGATGTTATTTAAAAGCTCTTAAAGCGCATAAAGAATATCTTCAAATAAGAGTAAATGGACATTTGAGGAAACATGAAGACAGAAGAGCTGGTGAAGAACTAGCAAAACTTGATGACTGTGACAAGGTTATGCAATTAATACAAAAAAGAATTGCTGAACTTAGAAATTCAACAGAGGAGGATAAAGAATAATGGCTGAGAAAAAGGTTTTAAAACCAATTAGACGTGTGAAGAATGATCCTGAGAATCTTCATATTTCAAAAGAAGAGTTTCTTGCTAAACGTAGAAAAGCTAAGGAACTTGACGCCAAGATGAAAGCCTACGAAATTAAAGCTAAAGAAGAAGTTGAAGCTGAGGCTAAAGTAAAAGAAGAGGCTAAGAAAGCGAAAAAAGCTAAAAAAGTAGTAAAAGAAGTTGAAAAAGAAATTGAAAAATAATTTAACAAGGTTGCTTGTCTAACCAAAAGACATGGAGGAAATTCGTGAAAGACGAAAACTTAAAAAAAGCTGAACAGATAGCTAAAGACACGCAGAAAAAGATTGATGACGCTGCGGTTAAAGCATCTGAATCAGAAAAGAAAGATACAGAATCAAAGGCCGCTGTCGAGACTGAAAAGGGCAAAGGAGAAAAGTCTATTGTTGAAAAAGCTGAAAAACAAGCTGAAGATGATGCTAAGATTCTTACAACTAAGGACGAAGAACCTTCTGAAGATGATAAAAAGAAGAAAGAAGAACTCGTAAAAAAGAAGAGTGAAAAGGAAGAACCTGAAGAATCTCCAGAAGACAAAATCAAACGTGAAGCTCAAAAGCGTATTGATAGAGTTATCGGAGAAATCAAGGCTTTAAAAGCCGAGAGTCAGCAAGATAAAGAAAAAATTGCTGGACTTCAAGAAAAACTTGAAACTCTTACTAAGCCTAAAGAGAAAGAAGACAAAGCAACAATCGTCAAGAATCTTGTTAAGCAGCAAAAAACAAAGTTTCTTGAGGAAGATTCAAATAAACCTAGAGAGCAAAAACGTGAAATGACAAAAGAGGAACTTGATGAGTGGCTTTTAGAAGATTTTTCTGAAGCGTTGAGTTGGCAAAACAATAGGGATTATCGTAGAAACAAAGATAAGGAACGGATTGTTTCTGACCTTGATAATGCACCTAAAAAGTTAGCTGATGAATTCGTTGCTAAACAACAAGAATCTTTAAAGAAGTTAGTTACAAGGTTTCCTAATGTTATGCCATCAAAAGAGAAACTCGAATCTCTTAAAGGAAAAAGTGAAGAAGAGAAACATACTATACTTTCTGCTGAAAATGAAGATTATGCTATGGCAATAGAGATAGCTACGTCAAACAGTAAAAAGTATATGGAATCTGCTGATGGGCCAGAACAAGTTATGATAGAAATGGAACGCCGCAAAGGCGATTCAGGGAAAAGAATAACTTTGACGCAAGAAGAACTTGAGCAAAAAATCAAGGAAGCATCTGCGGCTGAGGTTCAGCGTTTAACTAATTTAGATGAAGGAATTACTTCTTCAGGAGCAGGACGAAAAGTGGAGAATAAAGAAAACAAATCTGAACTAAAACTAAAGCAAGAAGAGATAGCTCGCAAGGCTGGAGTTTCTATTGAGGATCTTGATTCTGCTATTAAAAGAAGGGAAACAATTCCTGGAGCTACTGCTGGTGTTGGTAGCAAGGAATTTAATGAAGATTAATGTCTGAACGAACTTCTGAAAATGAGCAGACCTACTATATCTGCGGTCAGTGTAAAGATAAACAGTGGCACCTTAAAACTGAGGAGCCGCCAGTACCTTGTCCTGATTGTGGATGGTGGCACAAGGCAATTAAGAAAAACTCAGTTCCTAGCGAGATACGACTCGACTTGAATAGTTTGTAAAGAGCTGAGGAGAAAACAAAATGACAACTACATTAAAAAGATGTCAATATATACCTGGTTTTATTCTCGTTGGCCCTGCAAAGAGTGTTGCTTCTATTTCTGCCGCTTCGGTTGATATAGAAAAAGGTGATTTATTAATGGATGACGGAAATGGTTATATTACTAATGCTGGTATTTCGACATTAGCAGACCATCGTAATGTATACGTCGCCATTGAACCTTGTTCTAATTCAGGTGGTAGCGTAGGAGATTTAGACGTTCTTTGTGTGTCAATAGCGGACTCAACTAATGAGTTTTGGGTTCCAGTAGAAGAAGACGGAGTAATTGAAAGAACTGATGTTGGTACATTAGCTGATGTTAATTCAGAAGACGGAATTACAGTTGCATCAGATGTTACTAATACCAACAATGCCTTTCTTATTGAAGGGTATGATGCAGGAACTGAAGCCGTAGCAGCGAATACTTACGGTTATGCAAAGGGTAGATTCGTACCATTAGGTGAAACCACATAAATTAATTAAATAGGAGAATAATTATGGCTACTACAAGAAATCAAGTTGCACAGCTATACACGCCTATTTATGATGTGTTTATGCTGGGTACCTTTAAAGAAGAAACTCAAAAGCACCGACAGGTGTATAAAGAAATAATGGACTCTACAAAAGAGTTCAAAGTTGACGACGTTAGTGGTCTTGGCATTTGGGAATCTGCTGCTGAGTTAGCGTCGGGGAATTATGAAGACCCTGTTTTAGGTTATCCAAAGACCTATACACAAGGCAAGTTTATCAAGAAATTCCAAGCATCATTTGAATCTGTAGATCAAGATGAATATGCTCTTTTGAAAAAAGAGGGTGAAGCATCTGCTATGGGTCGTGGTGCTAGGGCAAGAGTTGAAACTGATTGTGCACAGACGTTGTATAACGGTTTTTCAACCGCTGCTGCTGATGGTCAATATCTTTGGGATAGCGACCACCCTAAGAATAGAGAAGAAACTGGTACAACGCATGACAATCTTTTAACAGGTGCGTTTACACATGACAACTTAGAACTAGCAGAAACTCAAATTGCTGCAAACTATTTCGATATGAAAGGTTTGCCGATTGAGCCGACTGAAGATCCTATTATTCTTTATCCACCTGCATTAAGAGGTGTGGTACAGCGTGTTCTTGAAGATAGAGCAACGGAACGTCCTGGAACAACTAACCGAGACATCAACAGATTTGCTGGAAAATATAGACCAGTAGAATGGCGATATCTTGCTAGTTGGAATAGTGGTTCTAATACAGCTTGGTATATCATCTTTCCAGAACTAGGTTTCTTAAAGATTGTTTGGTCACAAAAACCACATTTTACTTCATGGATTGACGAAGAGAACGATGCATACAAGTTTAAAGGACGTATGCTTTATGCTCAAGGCGTTGATAACTGGAGATGTGGATTTGCGAGCACAGGTTTGTAAGTTAATGGAGCAATTAGTTTAACAATGGAGGAATTATGAAAAAGTTAAAACTAGTTTTACTGGCTCTGTTAGCTGTAATCCTGTTCGCCAACGGAGCCTTTTGCGCCGACGGTGATGAGCTAACTACTAATAATTTTAGAGTAGATTCAAATGGACAAGTTACAATGCGTAATGCAGTGCAACTTGTTACGACTAGTGATACACTGACAAATGCTGAGAGTGGTAAAACATTCGTAGTTAATGCCAGTTCTGGTTACGTTGAATTAACTCTACCTACCGCTGTTGCAGGATTAAATTATACAGTTACAGCTATTGGTGGAAACGTAACGAAGGGTCAATATTCTGGAAGAATTTATATTGACGTTCCTTCTACGGACACACTATATGGTTGTGTTACTAGCGATTCTGCCTCGACTGTTGCGGCAGGTGAGAGTATTTATAGCTCTAGTTCTACAGGAGATTCCGTTACATTAGTTTCGCCTGCTGCTACCTACTGGGTTTGCACAGACACGACTAATGAATGGGTTGATGGTGGAACTGCACCTTAGGAAATAAAATGATATTAAAGCTAACAGCCTTTGGGCTAATACTAATACCTTTGTACGAAATTATATTCCGCTTTTTTCCGAATGTGAATGTTGTATCAGGCGATACACGATCACATAAAGAACTTATGGCGGTAGCTCTAGCTTTGTTCATAGGGCTGTTAGCTTTATATCAAGGGAAAATGAAGCCATTTAGAAATAAGTGGCTTCTTTTCTTTATTGGTTTACAAATGATAACAATAAATTTGATGCCAAGGATTCCATTAGTAATTAACGGTAATGATAATTCTGGTTTTTGGGTATGGAAACCAATGTTTGAGGTTTTATGTTTTTTATTAATGGGAATAACTTTGGCTAGTATTGATATTAAAAAAAGAGATATTGATAAATTAATGAGAATAATATGTCTTGTTATGGTTATTCAAGCTGGATATGTTATTCTTCAAAGTATGGGATTAGATCAGTTTTTCAGAGCTAAGAGCGTTGGTGTTATAGGAGCTGTTGAATTTGCTGGAAGAGTCGGTGTGTTAGGTCAACCAACATTAGTTTCACCTTTTATAGCTATGGGTATTCCGATAGCATTATATATGAAAAGATTTTTATTTGCTGCTATCATGGCTCTTGCGGTATTTCTAACTCACAGTCAGGTTGCGGTTGGTGCGATGATAATTTCGTTATTAGCTTACATTTGCCTTATAAGACCAAAAAATTTAATGTTTGTATTACCTATTTCTCTGATTGGAGTTATTACATCTTTAAAAATGGGATTGTTAAATATAGAAGGTAACGGAAGATTTGAAGCATGGAAAATTACGTTAAATGGTATTTTAGATACAAAAATAAGCGGATATGAAGGACTAGACTTTTCTTTATTTGGACATGGGTTAGGAAGTTTCGCATATTTATCCCCGACGCTTGAAGGCGCTAAACACATGGCAAAATTTTCTAGTGCTCATAACGAATATTTAGAAATTTGGTGGTGCTGTGGAATCTTTGGTTTAGTTTTGGCAGTTATGGCTATCGGGTGGATTTTTATTAATGGATTTAAAAAAACAACTGAAAAATTAGATTATACAAGATTGCTTAATATATCTTTACTTTGCAGTTTGTTGGTTTCATCACTATCTGCTTTAGGCACGTTTACTTGGCAATTAGGTGCTCATGCTTTTTATACAGTATTTTTTGTAGGACTAATTTTAAACAACAAAAATGGAGGAGAAAAATGTTTAAACGTCTAATTTTAACCCTAACCTTGGTAGCTTTATTAGCAACCCCAGTTTTTGCTTATGATGTAAGAAAATCCGTAGAACCAGCAGTGTCTTCTGACAGTTCAACTGCGATTAATGTTCCGCTTACAAACACAATATATACAAAAGCCATATCTATGCGTAATAACAGAACTAGCGAAGATGTTGGTATTATGTTAAAGGCTACTTCTGACGGAACGATAACGCTTCAAGTTGATCTTGAACAGGGATATGCAAAGCCAGCAACAGAGGGTTCAGAAGATTCAAATTATATAACTACAGATACGATTTCTTGGGCTGGAACAACAACTTCTGGTAACACGTCTATATCTGATACATATTGGAAGATAGCTACGGTTGAAACTGTTGTTATGCCATACATAAGATTTAAGATAATTGGTTCAGGTAGTAATGATCGTGATACAGAGGTTGAAATGAAGGTGATAAAATAATGAAAACCGCACATAATTTAAAACTTGACAAAACAACTTCGCAAGACCTTTCATCAGATGCGTTGAGCTACACGACGGACTACGGAAGAAAGTTTAAGTTGGAACAAGTTATATTTCATTTTAGTGCTGCTGTATCTGAAACAGTAACAATAACATTAGATGCTAAAGCTGGCGCTAATTATGATACTGTTCTTCAAGAAGTTACTCTTATTTCTGAAACGGATCTTGTTTACAGACCACAGGGCGAGGCTAACTTTTATGAAGGCGATGAAATAAAAATAGAATGTACTAATGCTAATTTAACTGGTGTAGTTTATGCAACTATTAAGAGTTCGGAAATTTAAGGAGAGAAAAATGGATATTATAAAAGAAATGGAGTTATTACAAAAAGAGATAGTCATTAAGAAAGAAGAGAAGAAGAGTCTTATGGCAGATGTCGGTAAGTACTCTAAAGAAAAGATATCGCTTCTTGACGAGATTACAAAAATTAAAACTGACCTTGCTAAAACTCGAAAGCAGGGTGTGTTTGCTTCTGGTGAGTTAGTGAAAGACCAGAAACTTGTTAAGGCTGCTGTTTCAGAATTAAAACAAGCTAAGAGAGCCTTAGATGAAGTTATAGACGATAAGAACAATGCTATGCTTGATTTAGCAGAACAAAGAGATATATTAGAGAAGAAAGAACAGTCTCTTAAAAAGAGAGATGAAGAACTTTCAATAAAAAGTAAAGATTTATCTGATATTATTAGTATCAACTCTAAAAAATCAAATGAGTTAAAAGAATTAGTTTCTATTAATGCAGGTAAAAAGAACGAGCTTAATGAAATGATTAATTCTTTTAACGACAAGAGTAGGGCATTATCTGTTCTTCAAACTGAATGTGAACAGAAAAAATCAGATTATATTAAGTTAAGTAATGAATGTACGAAGAAGATTTCAGAAACTAAAATGTTACAATCTGCTCTTGACGACAAACTTCTACATATAGATGAAATTAAAAAAATCAACGAAGAAGTTAAAGAAGACCTTGAAAAAGAAAAAATTGACCTTGTTGAAAAAGAAAGATTATTAACAATCAGGGATAAATCTCTTAATAGTATAATTGAAAATTATGGTATTAAAGACAAGGAATTAAAAATCAAAGAGTTGAGAGTAAACGAAATTATCAGGACTAACAAAATCTCAAAAGAACTTGAACTACTTGAAAAGAAAGCTAATAAATGAGAAAGACACTGTATGCAATATTAGCATTATTATTAGTTGCAACTTTTAGTTACTCAGATTCCGAGGTGACAATCGGAGGAAAAACTGGGGCAGCACACATTATACAAGCTAACGGAACGTCACTTAGACCAAGACCCTACCTTAATATTACTGGAGATGCTGTAACTGGTGTAGACTATCTTGGTAAAACAGTTATAACAATAGATTCTTCAACTGACGAAGTTGGAGCCGTTACTCTTAATAAGTGGTGTATAGGTGATGGAACGGCGGTTCAGTGCACGGAAGATGAGCCTGCTGGAGCAGGTGGCGGAGCAAGTGATGCTTTTCAGACATGGGATTTGCCAGATGGTGATAATATTGTTGCGGACGTTTCAACTGATACGGCTACATTTACGGCAACTGAAGGCATATCTATAACTGGAACTGCTGCTACAGATGCCTTAGTATTTGGGTTGACTTTCAAGGGTCACGCAACTGTCGATTCTGCGGGAGCGATAGGGGCAAGACCTGATTTGATAAACTTCTTTACAGCAGCTACACCAACGACTGGTGATTCAATGCTTTTCCTTGATGCAACGGATAATGCCTTGAAAAAGGGTGATATTGATGATGTCATTGAATATGGAGGTGGGGGGTCAAGTTTTACCGACATTGACACCGACTATGGGAATGAAACGGTTACGAGTACATGGAATTTTATTGATGTAGGGACCGGGGGGCTGACAGATTACGACTTAAAGATTGGCGATACTACGACGCCGGACTATGGTGTTTTACAGATTGGCGGTTCAAGTTGGGGGCGAACCTCTTACTCGGGAGGCTCACTAGACATAGGCGGAGCCACTATGATTAATAATCAAGGAGCCTTGGATGCTGGCAACAACCCAGGCATTGAGTTTCTTCTTGTAGAGGGTGGCAACACGATAAGAATGGCAATTCCTGAGAGTGGAGCCGGTAATGCTATGGCGTTAATCAGAAGTGTTACTGTGGCAGGCCCGATGGCGTTAAATAATAATATAGTCCTTTGTGATACATGGAGTACTTATGATAGTAATATAGACTGTGATACTGGTGGAACAGGTGCAGATTTATTTGTACAAGATGATCTAGAGGTAGAAGGAGAAGTGTTTTTAAGCGGTTCTATCTATGGAGATGCCGATGATGCTGACCAGCACCAAATAGCTTTTGCTAACGCTACTGCTGACCGCTTGCTAACAATACCAGACGACACGATAGCGGCGGGTGACGTATTGTTTGGGACGGGGGCAGGGACATTCGGATATGATGCTACTCCTGCGTTAGATTGTACTGATTGCACAAATTATCCTGAAGCCGACCCTAACGTAGATTCTCATGCAGAAATTATTGCCATAATTGACAATACAGCCACAGATGTTGGAACAGGCGTATGGACGTTTGCAGGAGTTACAATGGCGGCTAATGAGAATTTAACTTTAGGTGGAGAAACAGTTGACCATGACGGAACGGATTTTGTGTTTAGTGATTCTGTTAAGGCCACAACGAGTTTTATAATTGGTTCAGCAGATATGAGTGAAACTGATTTAGAAAAGCTCGACGGAATTACAAACGGAACAGCCGCCGCTAATAAGGCAGTAGTTTTAGATGCTAGTTTGGATATAGCTACAATTAACAGTTTAACGGCTACAACATTAACTGATGGAACATTTTCTGTAACTGGTGGCGCTATTACAGGTGCTTCTATAGATCCAGACCAACTTGACGACGAAGACCAAGGGGATGTGAATATTAGTTCTGATGTCTGGACGGTAGAGGAAGTTACTATTTCAGATGATGAAAGCACAGACGATGCACATGAAATCGTGTTTACAACTGATAACGCTGCTTTAGAATCAGATGGCGACTTAACCTATAATCCGTCAACTGGTACGTTAGATATGACTATTGCGACAGTTGACAGCGTTTACTTAGCTGAAAACGAGAATCTTTATATGGGTTCAAAGACAATGGACTACGATGGAACTAACTTTGTATTTAGTGGAACACTAGCTTCATCTGATTTTCCAGCCATAGGTAACGACCCTGATGTTGCAACTGCTGGATATATAGGACGAGATAATGATGACCATTGGTTAAGAGGATATGATGGAACCATACAGTTTATTTATGGACAGAAAACAAAAGTAATAGCGGGTACGGTAACAAACCCTGACCTTTTAACAGAAGCAGCTTTTTTACCTATATGGACAAATCAACTCGGAGCAAGTTTTGTTATAGATAATATTTATGCGGTAAGTGATGTTGATGATGCAGCGTTTACTTTAAAGTACACTACTAATGGATATGACGACCACACAAATCTAACTACAGTTGAAGCCATAACCATTTCCACAGATAGCACAGGTATTTATTCGTACACAATAGCTTTTGTAGATATAGACAATGCGACACTAGCTGATGGTGTAACGCTAGGATATGACGCAGGAGCAACTGATTGTGATTTTATACATTTTGCTATAGAAGGACACTTACTAGGAGATGTGAACTAATGGGAGGAAACATGAAAAAAATATTATTAGCAATAGGGTTAATTTTGGTTTTGTCAACGAATGTTTTGGCAGTGCCTAATGATTGGAGCTACAAGCCGAAAACAATTAATAAGAGAGTAGATACAGTATATGTCACAGTAGATATATATTATGACGACGAAATTTATTTCGGTAGAGAAATAACATTTGTGTATAAAGATATAAAAGATTATTCTCTAGTTCAATTCAGAAATGCAATAACAGCACAGGTAGAACAGATAATAACACAAGAAGAAGAAAATTTTAGGATTAAAGAAAAGCTGAAACCTCATATGAACACGGAGATAATTATTCCATGAAAAAAATAGTTATTGGTTTGTTGTTTTTAGCAATTACGACCAGCGCATATTCTTATGAGCTACGAGGGGGAAATAGGATTGACTTATATTCGCCCTATGTTGATTCAACATCATTGGGAACTTTTAACCGAATGGATGCCGCAGATGATGCGCTTGGTTTTTCTTTTTATGCTATGTCAACATCCCCCATTACAGATGTTGATATGTTTTTGAATGAATCAGGTGATATAACAGGGCAGAATTTCAAAATACGAATCGAAACAGATAGTGGAAGCAATCAGCCTTCTGGTTCGATTTTGGGTGCGGCAACTTCATCTTTTGCTGGTCCAGGAGCAGACGGTTGGGTAGGCTTACAAACTCTCGGAACTAATACTGGCGCTTTAACAATAGGTAATAAATATTGGATTATTATTTATGAAGATGGAACTGGGTCAGACCCAGATGGTTCAAATTATTTAACTTTATTTAATTTAAAGTGGCATATAAGTAATGACGAAGCTCTTTTTTATACTGGAGCTTCATGGACAAACGATGACAATGATTCAACCCAATATGCTTTAAAACATCTTGACGGTTCTTATTCTGGTAATGGTTTCAGTGATGTTAGACGACAAGAGAGTACACAATCCGATATAGATGGTACAAATAAACAAGGTATAAGACTTAAATTTGGTTCAAAAGTTAAAATAAAAGCACTTGTAACTGCCTTTAATACAAGTGGCTCTCCTGACGATATAACTGCAACTGTCTATGAAGAAGATACCTCAAGGCAATCTTATACTATTCCAGTTGAGTATGTTTCTGATTCTGTGGACAAGGGTGCATTATTTTTATTTACCGAAGATTATACTTTTCCAGCAGATACGAATATTAATATAGTTTTTACCTGTTCAGGTTGTGATAGTTCAAATGATTATAGTTTAATGGGTGTTGATGTAAACTCAACCTATGCTCAAGCCAGCATACCTGATGATGTAGAGCATATATATGGCGCATCTGCAACAGACCCAGAAAGCATGACGGTAGACACTACCTTTTATCCGAGAATAAGTCTACCATACACTATATTATCAACCGATTTTGATGAGTCGGCAGGTGGTGGAACAGCAGTAGGTTCAATATCAGTATCAACTAATTTTTAACAAAAAGGAGACACATCATGACAGCAAGAAAAGGAAGTTGCGGAAGAACACCAAGAGTAGGAAAAAAGGGTGACCCAAAACCGTCAAGAGGACGAGGTAGAAGAAGATGAATTATTTATGTAATTTAGGGAGATTTCTATGATATTGAATATGGGAAGATGCATTAGGAAACAACATAAGATTTTCGATTCTATCATCGTCTTTTATCTTGTTGATATGATGTACAACTTCTCCTTTTTTAAGAAACCTTCCAAGATGTTTTTCCATAGTGACTATGTATCTAGCAACGTACCCTCTTTTATTGGCTCGTGGATGAGAAGGTCTATAGCAGGTTCTTCTATACCAATTTTTGTATTTTCCGCCACTCCAATTAATGTTAGCTTCTCTAGATTGAAAACTTGTGCTAGTCGGCGGTTTTCCTTTTTTATAAAGATTTGGATTGCAATGATAAGTACAATACTTTCTTGTTTCGACTTGGTAGGGCTCAACATAGAAAGATTTACCACAAGTTTGACAGAAAAGATTTCTGCCTTTTTTAGTATGTGGTTTTTTCCACTTCCAGTGTTTTCCAACATTAATTTTATGTCCTTTTGTAAATGGCATAATAAAACTATATCATATATTCATCATAAATCAAGGAGAATTTTTTGAATGGCGATTTAGGTAAAATCTATGAACTTGTTAATGAGGTTAAGCAAAACGTTGCTGTTATTGAAGAAAGGCAACGAAACAACCACGCTGAAAATAAAGACAAGTTAACTAAAGTCGAGAATCTTAAATGTGAAACTCATTCTGAAAAGCTCAATAGCATAAGCATTGGATTAAAGACACTCTACACTATTGTAATAGCTGTTTTATTAATCTGGGTTAAGGTAGCGTTAGCGAAATGATAACAAAATGCAAAAATTCAACAGTGAATACAAGCATCATCAGATTTTAGCTGACATTGGCGAGATCGCAGGTCATATAATAAGAACACTAGATAACGAAGAAAGCGCTTTCAAACATAGAAAAAGGTTGGTTGTTTTAATAAAACATTTAGTTAAAAAGGTAGCAAAATATACAGATGATGTTTTTAATGAGAGTGTAAAAAAATGAATGAAATGAACTTACAAATAATAGCAGCGTGTAAAATAATGTGGGTCGCTGTTTTCGCCTTTTTTTATGGGTGGGGAGGAATCAATGCAAAATGGAAGCGCAGGTATATTGGTACAGCTTGGATTGTACTGGGGTATTTTGGGTTCTCCATGTGGACTCAGAATTTTAACTATTGGTATTTGCTTTGTTATCCTTTGTTGGTTGGAGCAGCATCGTTAGGGTATGGTGGAGATACATTCAAAGAGAAACTTACCAAGCGTTCTTATGTCGGATTAGCGTGGGCGGTTGCAGCGTTACCTATTGCAATCGTAACAGGGGCATGGGGGATGTTTGTTTATCATACAATTTTGATTATAGCTACTTCTACAAGTATGGGAATTTTTAATTTTACAGGAAGTGCTAGAAACGAAGAAACATTAATTGGGTGCATGGCGGTTATAATTCCGCTGTTCATGGTTTAAGGAGGCTAAAATGTCAACAACTTTTATAGGTTCATTGATACAAGCATTATTAAAGATTTTACCTGAAGATGTAATAAAAAAAGGTATAGGAGCATTATTAAGTAAAGTAGAAGAAGCAGTAAAAAATTCTGAGAATAAGATTGACGATGCTATCGTTTTACCGATAATTTCAGTTATCAAGAAACAATTAGGAATAGAATAATGTTAAAATGGGTAGCGATGATATTGTCAAGTATTGTTACCATTGGGAACTATGCCATTACTAGAAGAAAACAATTGTGGGCGTGGTTTATAAAGTGGAGAAAGGGTTATCGTGAAGATAAAGTTGATAAGACTCTTGCTAGTCGTGATGGTAAGTCTGTTGGTAAACTCATGCGAGACATTCTCAAAAAGAGAAATAAACGTCATAAAAATTCCTGATCCTGTTTATCTTATTGTAGGAGAAGAAGCTCCCTTTGACGGATGGTTAGTTGATGAAGAAATGCTTTCTGCCGTTATAAAAGAAGCATATAGAGAATAACATATAGGAGGGAATAACTATGACTAGAGAAGAAATTAGAGATAGATTTAGACAAGAAAATCCTGAAATAACAAGTAGAGTTGTTACTGACGCTGTTCTAAATTCTTGGTGTGTTGTTGGAAATCAGGAGATATGTGCTAGGGCAAGATTGATTGTAGACGACGCAACTATAACTTTGACGGAAGACGAAGATGCATATAATTTAGCAAATCTATTAACTAAATTTTATTCTATAGATGAAATTCCTGGGGGTGGAGTTGCTAGAATAGATACTGATGATAATGAAAAAAGATTGAAAAAGACTTCTATTTCTGAGCTAGATGATATGTCTTCTTCTTGGAGAACGGCAAGTTCAGGTACGCCAAAAAGATATTATCGCAGAGGGCCATTTATGCATCTTCAACCGGCACCAGATTCTTCTGTAGATGAAGCACATATATATTTCGTAGCGATAGCAGACGACTTTGATGATGATGCTAAGACACCGTATAACCAGTTGACACACCTTGAACCTTTCCATTATGGAATAGTTAAGTATCTTGAATGGCGAGCTAAGGGTAAGGTTGGAAAACCAAAAGATGCGGTAACAGCAAGAGATGAATATTTAGCTTATATTCAGTGGATAATTAAATCAGTCGGTGGCGGTAAAAACTCAGTAATTTATCTAAGGCCAAAAATATGATAAAAAGACTACTTGTAATATTCACATTATTATTCGCAACAACAGTTCATGCACAAGAAGCACAAAAGTACGGTATCTTCTCTTGGGATAACTTTGGCGGAGGTCTTGATACTAAGACATCTAACTTATCTCTAAAGAAAGAGAACGGAGATATTGTAGAAAACATACGGTTTGATACGGAACAAAAATCTTTAACTAAAAGAGATAAGACTGTTCCTTATGGAACAGCAGATGCAGATGACCCTATTATCGGTATGCACAGACTCTATTTGAGTAGCGGTACAAAAGTTCTTTTAGTTAACTACTCTAATAAGGTAGCGAAAGGTGCCGATTCTACAGGAACTTTTACGGATATCTTAACTCTTGGAACTGGCGACAGAAGAGCACAATGGCAGACTTGGCATGATATTGCGATAGGAACTGATGGCTATAACCAACCATATAAGTACGACGGTTCTTCTGACAGTGCTACACACTTAGGTTCGGCTTTAGCGACTGATGCAGGTAGCGGTGCAGGGCCAGATGGAACATATTCGTATAAGATCGCTTGTTATACGGCATCCTACGAGCTTTCTTTAGGCGCTGCGTCTAATGAAATCACTGTTTCTGACAATGATATAGACTTAACAATGATTCCGATTTGTCCTGATACATATTTAGGAGAAGACGTTACTGGAAGAAATGTTTATCGAACAGGAGATTCAGATTCTACTTATGTTTTATTAAGTAATGGTGTTATCGCTGATAATACGTCTGTGACTCTTACAGATTCAGACGCAGATGGAGCAAGAAGTGGCGCATACAGCCCTACCGCAACAGCTACGCCACCAAAAGGAAAGTTAATACTTTTACACAAGAATAGGTTGTGGATATTTAACAACCCTGACAATCCTTCAAGAGCATATTATTCTGACGATAGCAGCCATGATTATTTCCCAGCTATTAACTATCTCAATATTCGTGAGAACGACGGTGACGAGATAACATTCGCTAAAAACTTGCTTGGTAAACTAACTATTGGTAAGAACAACACAATTCAAAAGATTTATACTGATGGAACGCCGACGGATGACTGGTCTATTTCAGATCCTTTTAGTTTCATAGGTTGCCATTCTCCATATTCGGCTGTGAACACTCCTGTCGGAATTATATATTTATCAAATAACGGAATATATAATTTTAATGGACAATATTCATCTTTAATGTCAGAACAAGTAACACCAGAGATTCGTGACATAACTCCGTCTAACTTCTCTAATGTATGGGGCGAGTATTACAAAAATGCGTATTATATTGCATATACATCTTCTCGCACAGGTGCTTCTTCAAATGACAAGGTTTTAATTTTAGATTTAGTTAATAAAGCATATTCAATAGATTTGCTTGATATAAACGTATTCCATGTTTTAAGGTCTGGTTCTGACGTAGAAGCTCTTTATTCTGGAGATTCTACTGTTGGTAAAGTTTATGCTCATAATGAAACTGTTAATGAAGTTGTTCATAAAACACATTCTGACCTTTCAGGTACATTTGAACACATGAGATATATACCATTAGCAATAGGCGGCGATGCTCTTTCTCCAGTGTTAGAACTTTCAAGAACAGCGACAATAGATTCAATGACTGGAACTATTGATAGTGTTACTGGGTTGATAGACAGAGCTTCTTATGGTGGTGGGTATACTTCCCAAGTTTTAGAACTAGCTGCCTCTACAGACTCTTCAAGTATTGTATTTGATAAAGTGTATTGGAACGAAACCATTCCTTCTGCTGGTGGTAATGTAACATTAAAGTTTAGAGCAGGGTCAAGTTCTGATTCTTGTGAATTAGCTGGTTGGTCTTCGACTGTTTCAGACCCTTCTGGTTCGGATATTTCAAATGCAACAGCAGATTCTTATGTCCAGTATTATGTTTCAATGGACACAACGGATTTGGCTTATACGCCTAATGTTTATAGGTCTAACAATTATGTTGTAAGGTTCACATATAACACAAGAGGAACAACTGCTGAAACAACGATTCCGTTTGTCTACCGTTCTGGTTGGACAGATTTTGGGTTCCCAGGATATAAAAAGACAATACGAAAAGTATATGCCTATCACGAATCAGAATCAACAGGAACTTATGACATAACTCTTGAAACATTAGCAGGTGATTCTGACTCGTTTGAAATTGATATGGTACAATACCCAAGCCAATATACAGATTATGTTACGTCTGGTGCTTTGACTGGTGAGTTCTTCCGTCTTAATATAGAAGAATCAAGTTTAAATGCTTTTAAATTTAGAAAGTTAATTGTTATGTTCGACTTGGAGCCGATGGTATGAGAAAACTTATAATTTTCTTAGTTTTATTATTATGTGCTGGGGCGGTAGATTCTGCCGAGGTTATAGATTCATTTGATAACCAGAATATGCCAGTTTTAAATGACGAGTTGCAAAACATAGGTAGAAAGCTAAGAAAAGCAAAAGATTTATCTTCATCTTATGATGTCACTGGCGTTCTACCTCTTGCGAATGGTGGGACGGGTGAAGCGTTAACTGACCCTGGTGCCGATAGAATTATATTTTGGGATGACAGTGATGGTGATATTGAGTGGCTTGAAGCTGGCGATAATATTTCAATTACGGGGAACAAGTTAAATGTTGCTGCATCAGCAAATGATAATACGAGTAATGTTCTTTTTCAGTATCAGGCTTCAGTTGATAGCACAAATGCGGATTATGGAGAAGTACAAGACACAGTGTTAGTTGGCTCTGCTGTAGCAGGAACTTATAGGTACTTTAAGAACCACGACGGGACAACTCCTAGAACAGCATTTAAAACAAAATGGAAAAAAATTGCAGGCATTGACACTATTACGGTTTATGCACAAGGATGGGTTAATGGTTCTGGAGGTGGACGTAATGTAGAAATTAAAATAGACGTTGGCGGAGCTAATGTAACCCTAGAGGGAACAGACGATCAAAATACCCCTGAATGGTTAAATGATGATATAGATGTTTCTGGCTTGAGCGATGGGACTGCTTATGACGTAACAGTTACATTTCAAATATCAGCATCAGGTACACAATCTTATTTGGGTTCACTTATAGCATTTGGTTCTTAAACAAGGAGGATTTATGAAAAAGTTATTATTTATTTTAGTATTATGCCTTATACCAACAATGGCGTTTGGTCAACAATGGGATAAGGACGCTCCTGCTGGTTCTAACAACGCCAGTGACATTGATTATTATGTAGAAAATAATCAAGTCGCTTTAGACAGAATGTTGGCAGGCTATCGTAAGGGAATGAAATTATCTTATAGTTCAGCTGCACAGGTTTCAGTTGCCGCTGGCGAGATTATGGTAGAAAATTCTGATAGTTCTGTTAGGTTAATGATGCGTAACACTTCTGCTACAACTATTGCGTGGACTGATATTGACACAGGCGCAGAAGAGGCATCGACGACATATTACGTTTACGCCGTAGCTGCTTTAGTAACTTCTGAAGAAGCTACTTTTAAGATATCAAAAAGTGCTACTGCACCAACTGGTGAAACATATTATACAAAGATCGGGAGCTTCTACAATGACTCTAGTAGCAATATTCTCAATGATGAAACCGTTACTAATGATGATAATTATTATGCTCTTTCTCTTGGCGATTGGGTTGCTAAAAGTGTAGGTACGACATATCAGGCTTCGACAGATGGGATTGTAACTTTGGGTGTTACGGCTACTAGCGACGGTGGAGATGTTGTTAGTTATAGTGGATATACAGATAATGCAGCTGCCCCTACAACTTTAAGAGCTACTGATACTGCTGGAGTTTATGACGGAGATTATAATTACGCTGGATTTTCTTTTCCAGTTAAGAAAGCCGACTATTATAAAATAACAGCGTCTACACTTGTAGGTAACGGCGGTGGACTTACTGTTGCTATGTTTTGGATTCCTAATGAGTAGTTTTAAGATTACTTATTAATTGTGGAGGATTTTTTAGTTTATGATATTGTAGATGTTCATAGTTGCTTGAGAAAATATATAAATTTTTAATAGAATTATCTTGATTGTTATTATTAATGTGGTGTATGTGTTCGTTCTTTGTTAAATATCGACCTATACAGTATTCTGTAATTAGGCGATGAAGAAAAACGTAGTTATTTCTTACAGGATGAGGATGAGTTGGAGCAGTTATTAATATATATCCATTTGAATCTATGTTAATGCCTCCTCTCCACCTATGATGTTTATTTAGTGAGAATTGTCCTTTTTTGAACTCAGTGGATGGAGAGCAATGTTTGCCCTTCTTAGATAAAGATAAATTTTTCCTGTGTTCTTCTGTGAATACTCTTTTTGTTTTGGATGTCATGATATCCAATATAACATATAATTAAATAAATAACAAGAATTTTTTAAGGAGGTTTTATGAAAAAGGTTATAATAATATTAATTGTAATGTTCTTAGCGAGTCCTGTTTGCGCTAAAACATATCTTATTTTAGATTCTTCTACAAAAGAGATTGTTAGCATATCTCCAGAAGATGATGCTCAGGTTGGTTCTGGTCAAGAGAAATTTGTGATAAAAGATAACTTTCACAAGATAACTCTTACGGCTCAACCACAAGATTATTTTTATAAGAACGGTGCGTTTATTAAGAACTACGACAAGATAAGCAAAAAGGAATCTGACAAGATTAAGTATAAGAAAAAAGCAGAGGAAATTGAAGTTATTAAAAAGAGAGCATTGAAAGATGCTTATGAAAAGCTAAAGGCTGAAAACTATAATTTTAAGGAAGTCAAAGATTCGGATTATGAATGATAATTCGTAAGGCTGGGTTAGAAGATGTTAGTGGTATATTAAAGTTAGTAATGTCTTTTTATGAAGAGGGCATTAATAAATCTGGAATATCTTTTGACAAAGAAAGTATAAAAAAAACAATAGAGTTTGTAATTAATAACCACGTTTGTATCGTTGCCTGTAATGAAAGTATTGTTGGTATTATTGCAGGATTTGTTTCTCCTTCGATATATGATTATAACCAAAAAATACTAGAAGAAAAAATATGGTTTATAGATAAAAAATTAAGAGGGAGTAGTGGGGCAATAAGACTGTTTAAAGAATTTGAAGAATATGCAATCAAAAATAAAATTAATACAATTATTATGACCCATATGGTAGGTATAATGCCTGATAACGTAAGAAAAATTTATAAATCTTTTAAATATAAACATATAGAAAATAATTATATAAAAACAATCGGAGGTTAATATGGCTATAGGAACAACAGCAGCAATAGGAATGGGTCTTGCTGGAGCAGCAGGGATAGCTAAAGCTGCTACTGCCAAAGAACCAGAAGTCGAGAATGAGTTTCTACAAAACCCTGAGTTTGAAGAAGCTAAGGAAGCGAGGGGTAAGTGGTGGGAGACTTTACAAAAGTGGGGAGAAGACCCTAATTATGGTGCTATTTCTCCTGACTGGTCTAATATATGGGAAACCGTACAGCGGCAAGTGAAAGAATATTATGGTGGAGGGCCGTTAACCACAGGTGTCCGAGACAAACTTAAATCAAGTTTAGCTAGACGGAATATGTCTGATAGTCCTGCTTCTGATTATTTAATGATGGCTTCTGGTGTTGAAGAGGCAAATGATATGAAAGAGATAGCAACTGAACAAGGTAAACAAAAGTCTGCGTTAACCGAAAAAGGTCGGATGAACTGGTTATCCTCATTACAAAATTTATCTCAGCAAAAACCTTCTGGACAGTGGGCTGAACCTGTTGTTACAGACCCTAATTTTAAAAATAATCAATGGTTTGATTTCATTGGAGATACAGGTTCATCTGTAGCTCAATATGGTATGCAATCTGAATATCTTGATAAAATTCTTGAAAGTAGGAAGAACGACGACGATGATGATACTAAATTACCTATTATGACTCCAAGTAGGGGAAATGTTTGGAATATTTAAAGTATAATAGAAAGGAGCAATAAATGGCTATCGACCTAAGAGGTGATACTAACAAAGCCTCAAAAAATATAGTAGACGTAATTAACTCAATGGCTAAAATTAAGCAGGAGCAGATTAAGATTGAAAGAGCTACTATGCTTAAAGATCTTGAGAGGGAAGCAGAAACTAAACAGGTTCTTAAGATTGAGCAAGGAAAGGCTGATATTAAAGCTAAGTCTGAAGAACAGAAAATAAAAAACTTAGGCGATGCGTTAAAAACTGGAGGGTCTCAAGTTACGAAACCTGCTGCAACACCTATTGAGATGCCTACCGCAGAAAATCAATTACCTGCTATGTCAATGGAAGGTGGAGTTGGTGACGTAAGTGGTCAACCAACTATGCAACCCGAAGAACAACCTACTATGCAACCTAATGCGCAACCACTTATATTAGATGATTTAGCTGTGGCTCCAGCTGAAGAGATATTACAAAATATACGAGCAGTTGGAGGTAAACCAAATATTACACAATTACGACTGTATAAAAAAATGCACGAAAAATTACAAGCAGGTGCTGGAACAGAGGATGAAAAGAAACTCGTATTAGATATGTATAAAGATTTTGCAGATATAGATGATAAAGAACTTAGAAAAGAATCTATGAAACAAAAAAGGGGAGAAAGAATTGCTATAAGAAACGTACAAACAGTATCTGGTTCTATGAGAAGACTTTCAGAAACTTATAGAGATGCTTATAAAGAAGGTGGTATAGGGAGCAAGTTTAACGAATTAAAATCTAAAGGGGCATTATTTCTTGGCGGAGAGGTTGGGAATAAGTTTCCAGCTACTTCAGCATTGTCTGGTTTAAGAACAGAGGTAATTAGTAAAATCATGCCGATGTTAACACAACAGGGAGACAAAGAAGGTTCCGTACGCCTTGTAGCTACTGTTTTTGACAAATTAATGAAGACAGTACCATCTGACAATACTCCACCAGACGCAGCAAAAAGAATGATGAAAGAAACTATTCGTAATATGTTTGGGTTTGCAAAAGCTATGAAAGAACTTGGGATAGATAATGAAAAAGTTGAAGGGTTGAGTGATAGCCAATTAGAAGATATGGGTAATGCAGTTGAATCTATATCTACAAGAATTCAATTAACTGATGAAGAGACAATGGTTATGGAAGATATTATTAACTATGCGCTAGAACCATTAAATGAAGTTTCTAGCCAACAAAAAAACAAACAATCTGGTAAAGTTCTTGTGATTAATCCTAGTGGTGTTGTTGGCGAGATACCAAAGAATCAATTAGAAAAAGCATTAAAACAAGGCTATAAGGTTAAGTGATGCCAAGACATAATATAGATAAATCTTTTATTATTGAAAAAGAAGGTTATAGCAAAAAGCCATACATACCTAAAAATAAAAAAGGAGAATATTTAGGTAACAGTGGAGTTACTGTGGGATCTGGAATTGATTTAGGACAACAGACTGAAGATGGTTTAAAAGAATTAGGAGTAAGTGATAGTATTATTAAAAAAATTAAACCATTCCTTGGAAAAAAGGGTTACCAAGCCAGCCAGTCTATTAATAAAAATAAATTAAATCTTAATGATAATGAAATAAAAAATTTACAAGAAAAGATATATGATGGAAACTTCTTACAATATATAGATTATTATGAAAAAGAAACTGGAAATAAATTCTTAGATTTAGATAAAAATTTTCAAACAGCGATAGGCTCTGTTATAACTCAATATGGGCCAGAGCTAGGAAAAAGAACACCGAGATTTAATAAAACTATAATTGATAATGATATTAAGTCAGCTATTAGCGAATTAAATAATTTTGGAGATAAATACAAAACTAGAAGAAAATCGGAAGCAAAATTATTGGAGGACAATATGGATAATATAGACTTTCAACCAGTGGACGATATAAGCTTTGAACCCACTAATAATAAAATAGATTTCCAACAAACTAAAGATGTTCCTACGTTTTTACCTGGTTATCAAAAAACTGAAGAGAAGATTTCCAGTAGAGAATCTTCTCTAAAAAATCTTATCGAAGAAGTAAAAAAACCATATGAATTTTCTAAGGAATCTCTTGTTAATCCAGCAAAATCACCTGGAATGAAATCTCTTATTATCGGAATGAAAGCCTTGGCAGTGCCTTATGAAAGATATGAAGCTGCTGTTTCAAATGTTGGTATGAAAATGCAGGAGGGAGAATTTTCACCAAAGTCATTATTTCAAGAAGCAAAAAAGGGTGTCACTGGAGAACGCTTAGGTCAATATGGTGATATAGCAAGAAAAGTGAATATACCTGAGCCGCTTTCAGCAGCTATAGGATTTTTTACTTCTTTGAAGATGATTAATCCGATTACAAAGGGCAAGGCAGTGTCTTCAGCAAAAAAAGCTGAGAAACTTATAAAGAGCAAGATACCAAAGGTTATGGATAAGAACTATGTTCTTAATAGAGCAAAATTAGCTAATAGTGGGTTAGATGATTTATATACGTCTTTATCAAAAGAATATGATAGAGTATATAGTAAAGTAGGTAAGAAACAAGTTAATATAAAAGAGGTACAAAATATTATAGGGGATTTACCAGAGAACATAATTAAGAAAATCTCTCGGAGTAAATTATTAAGTAAAACAAAAGAAGGAGACATTATTCCTGATATAGAAAATCTAAAAATTATTAAAGGAATTATTCGTCGCTCAGTTCCTAGTAAAGTTTGGTCAGGAAAAGCTATTGGTGATATGAATACGGCACAACTAGAGCAGTCATATGGAAAGATCAATAAAATAATGGCCGAGGGAAATCCTGCTCTTCAAGAACTAAATAAAAAATATGCCAATTTTATGCAAATGCGAAAAACTCTATCTGGAGTTTTGTATGACAATAATGGCAATATAAAAGCTAACGGATTAAGTAGATTATTTTCAAAGGGGGGTGAAAGAGGAAAACAAGTTTTCTTTGAAGATTTCTCTAAACAATGGGGGCAGGGAAAACAAATTATGAAAGATATTATAAAATTCAATAAACGACAATCTACAAAAGCTGGTTTAAAAAAAGTTGCTCCTTGGGGGCCAGCTTTAATAGGTGGTGGATATATGGGGTCTAAGTGGATGAATAAGGATTAGGATTGGTAATATCCATATAAAAATATACTAAACGATAAACAAATAATAAATATCCACATAGGATCTCCTTTGGCTATTTTTTATTAATAATACTCCGTTCATTTATCCCCTCTCAATCGCTACGATTTCATCTTCTTTAACAAAAATTAAAGTTTTATCTTTCGGTACTTCTCTATTCCACACTCTTTGGAAATGAACAATATCATTTTTCTTAGCTGATTGTTCTTTACCGTCTTTAGGATCTCCAGCTTCTATAACCACTGCTCTATGCGGTTTCTCTTTAATTGTTTCCGCTATGTAGAGTCCTGACGGCAATCTTTTAGCGTCACTTATAATCGAACATAGGTACTTTCCTTTAGTTGGTTTCATCATACACCCCCAGTATAGCTCTTGGTTTAAGTGACGAAAATTCTGTTCCGTCTTCTAAGATGACCTTTATACCCTCGTTCCTGTGATACAATATCTTATCCCCTACCTTTAAGTCATTTCTAAAAGGACTCTTTGGCCCTATCGCTGTCACTTCACCATGATATTCCATTATATTACTTTTCGCTGCCGTAAGGTCTGGAATAACGATAACCCCTTTTGCTATAGTATTCTTGTAACACACTTTCACAATAATTAAATCTCTTGGTGCTAAGATCATAAGGAACCCTTTCTGTAAAAACAACTTCGTCTTTTATATGTCTTTCGTGAACGTGAGTGTTTAATCTAAAAACCATTCTAGTTAAGGCATTTACTTGTTTATCGTTCTCCGCTGTTGTGTCCGACAACAACCTTGCTTTGTGTCCTGTGAAAAGAATCATAATAATACAGGATATGTAGAGAATAACTACTATGGTTTTTAACTCTAAAATTGTTTCTTGTTGTTTTTTATGCACTTTTCCCTCCTCCGTCGTTCATGGACGCTGCTATACATAATAATATTCCTGCTACAAGCACCCATTTGGGTATTTCAATAATTAGTTCTTGCATCTTCGAGTATTTTTACCCTTCTGTGTAAATCAGTATAATTATATTGTTTGTTATTTAACATTTCCACACCCCATAAGAGACTTACTATTGTAAGTATCAAACACCAAAAGAACAAGCCATTAATTGCTTTCGCAAACCCACCCTTTCTAAGAAAATGCGCTCTCATGTATATATAACTGTATATAATTAATATTGGAACCACAATCATTAAATAAAGAAGAAAGATTACTATTTGCCATATTTTCATTGTTCCTCCATGTATTTGATTAGTATGGAAAGGTTGGCTTTGATGAACTCTCGATCTTTATCCAGTCTCACATTTGCCACCATAATTGAGTTCGTCATCATATTCAAAGTTGGTAGTAATAAGTTCTGGTTCATAAGTTGCACACCCACACAACAAAAGACAAAGAAGAATTATTCCATATTTGTTTTTATTCGTTCGCATATTTCACCACACTTTTCTAAAAAGATTACACTATCAGTTTTAGCTTCAAAAATACTATATTCGGGACACTCACAAGTTGATAGCTTAGATTCTTTGCAACCCAAGAAACTACACAACAAAAGACATAGGATAAGATATTTAGATAGGTTCATTTTGGCTCTCCACAACAACAATCAGCAATTTCTCGATTTATTGAAAATATGATTCTAAATATTCCCAAGACAATGGAATAGTTAAAACTATCGTTTGCTACCCAATTACGAATCCCTGTTAAATAGACTTTTGACACTTGTTTAGCAGTTGCTGGAAATACATTAAAAGCCAAACTACATTTCTTATAATAAAATCTCTTATACATCATTTCCCCTCCTTAACTTTAATCAAGCCTGAGCTGAGAGCTTCTTTTATGATATTTTCAAATGGTGGAGCAACTATTCCATCCCCACAATATTTTATATTATTCCTATCACACCACACAGCAACCCTCTTGCAAAAATCTGTTGTGAGTACGCTTATCTTCTCCTCATCCAACTCAAGTGACGATGCTAGGGCTCTTGCCAAGTAAAAGGTGTGTAAGCCAACTAATTCCTTTTTGTCTTTTTCGTTATGGTGCGACATCCCAATATCTGCGTCGTCTTTCAAAATACTTTTTTCTATTATCCCCTCAAAGCTCTTTATAAGTTTGTCGTTCATTGGTTCTCCTCCTTTTAAGTTCATTCACTTCTCAACGACTCTTTAATAAACTTATATGTTTCGATTGCTAAAAGAACGCCATACCAAATAATCATAGGAACTATGAAAAACAAGAAAAATATAATTAATTTATTCATCCTTCCCCCCTATGGCTTTGAGTCTTTAAGTTAAACTTTAATCTTAGAAAGTACATCAATTCCGAATTGTTCATCTACAATCTCAATCTTTTGTTTTTCAGTTTTATCTCCTAAACACGGCACATCTGATTCTCCAAGACAAATATATTTAACGCCCTCATCATCAAGACACCCTATTTCGCCTTCAAAGAAGTAGAAATTCTTTGTGCAATGTGTACAATTATCATCGATAGCCTTTTTTGCTTGTGGCGATTGATTTCCTTTTAGTCTAATTAGACTTACCCAAAACCATGGCGCATCTTCATCTCTCCAATCTATCATCACTCCCCCTTTCTTAGCTCGGTTATGCGTTTCTGAATAAAAGTGCTATCTGTAATAGCAATTCCTTTTGTTCCTAATGTTGAAAATAACTCCTCTAACCGTGCTTTCCTTATCTCCTCCTCGACATGGGTGGCTAGGTCAAACCAACATTGATTTTTAATTTCGGTATCGTCTTTAATCTTAAATCCAAATACTTGGCATAGCTCTCTAGCCCTAGACTCTATTGACATATCCAGTCCTCCCCATTCCAAGTCTTATTAAATTTCTCCTTCATCACAAACGCTAACCAGAGTTGTTCAAAAGTTGTAATGTTCTCCAATCCACAACTTATACGTTGTATAGGACTTCCATCTTCTTTCACATGGTGAAAATCTTTAAACCTTAAAATCTTTTCCCATACACTTCCTTGAATCATCCCCTGCAACTGGTCTTGTCGGGGAAGCCAGATTTTCTTGTACTGGTTGCTATCTGCTCCAGCATAAAACCACCAATCTCCATCAACAATTACAACATCACTTACCTTTTCTGCAAATATTATTTCAGTTTTATCTTGTATCTCCACCGCCTTCTCGCACATTTTTATATATTCTTTACTGGTGTCCATAACCCCTCCTTGATTAAGTAAATCAGCATCTTGCCACGAGCGTTGGCTTCGGTGGTTCCCTGTTCCCAACAAATAAAAGATTTTAGACTATTCTTTTTATATACTGAGAATGGTTTATAAAATACATTACATCTGTCCATGTGGACTTCTTTATAATTAGAGTTGTCCTTCCCGATGAACTCATAAGAAAGAAACATACTTTCATATCCTAATTCTTTACTCTTGTCAGCGCTAAATCCAATTCTTATAGGCAACAACTCCCCTAGCTCCGAGCAAGTGAAGGCGGAGTAAATATCAACTCCAAACCTATCTTTACCATTTTCTTGTGGATTGAAATCCAAGCCTTTATGAATCCTCCAATTTTTACTCATTTGACCGTACCACCAATACCACAAACTCTCCTGCTTAACACCAAGCTCTTTCAACTCCTTCGATATTTCTAATGAACATACCTGTTTCTCAAGTTCCATCTTTCACCCCCTAGCTTGGGTTAGTATTTACCATACAGCTCTATAAAATGAGATTCTATTTCTGTGTATACATCAGATTTTTCCGTTGGACTAAACCTTCTTCCCTTGTACCCAAAATGAGGATAACAAGTAGTGTCAATCGTAAATCCTCTCTCTAGTGCTTCTTTAATTGTTAATCTATCTTCAAGTTTCACAATCACACCTCCTTACGCCACTTGGTTATAAGGTCTACAAATTTCTTATTAAAACCAGATTCCTCTATTTCTTCCAACTCATCTGCGCATTGGGAACGACAATTATCATTATGAATACATCTTTTACATTCTTCTTCCAATAACTTGCGGATAAAGGATTTAAGTTTCTCAATATCGCCAGAATCTACGATAATTTGTGTTTCAGGATAGCTAACAAACTTCTCATCAAACTCTTTCTCCCAACTCATATAATCTCCTTCCAGTTGATTGCTATGTAGCTCCCTTATCTTTTTGCACAACTTATCTGCTATCGGGCTATCCTTCTTGATCTTGTAATAAACCTCATCTTTCCATGTAACTTCCCACCATTCACCAGCGTTTCTAAAGAAGGGTGCAAAATGAACTTCTTTTAATCCGTCTGTTACTTTACACATGGTTCCCCCTAATCTTTATATACTAACAATAATCTTCCGCCTACGATTGCTTTCATAAACTTTATTTTATTCTCTTCCCTAGCTTTTCTCAAAAAACTTCTAACCATGCTAGTTGACAAACCCCTAGCTCTTGCTATTTCACAAGCAGTTGAATATCCCTCTGGTCTTTCATTATATTCTGGTATCAAATCTTTCCATCCTGTCTGTATAGCTTTACCTGTTTTCACAATTTCACCGCCTTTGTTTTCTGAGATCCTACTTGATGAACAAAAGGATAAAAGTTATACTCGTTCTTTGACTTAATCTCAAATAGTACCATGCCAAAATCTACAAGTCCTTCACAACGTAACGCTCCAAATCGGGAGCCCATTCCCTGAAGAGCAGGTAATGTCATACAAAGCCTTCTTCTATTACCGCAATAACTAAAATAATGAACGTGCGAGCGTAAAATTATATTAGCTTTCGGTTGCATACCCTCAATAGCCCAAAGGTCGTTCCATAAACCAGCCTTAGCTGCTGCTGTATGTCTACCATGAGGAACAGAAGAAGAACCTAAGTGATGTTTAAAATCAAATATCACGCCTTCAACGTCTATCCATTCATGTGCGCCTATAGAATCAAACTGGCATTTTGATGCAATATAATTCTCCCACTGGTCGCCAAATGGCGATGTATGATAAGGCGTTCCAAATGTTCCAAAGATTTTATACCCCTTCCTACACTTATTTAAGGTAATGTGGTCAATAACATCACAAGCCATATCTGCCTGTTCTTGCATGAGTGAAGTTATAAGTTCTGCTCCCCCACTTTTTTGACCTTTACCGTCGATCATATCTCCATTGATAATAAGACCGTCAAGCATTGGTAGGCTCTGGACAATGTTATCAAATGCTTTCCAAAGACTTTTCTGAACTTTATAATACTTGTTACGTTTAGTTTTTGTTCTTGCGATGGTCTTGAGTTGCCATCTAGGCGGGGTAAGCCCAACAAGGTGTCCACAATGAGCGTCTGCTAGGGCTAAGATATATTTTGTCATTATTCTCCCTTCATCCAAAAAATAACAAAATTAGTCAATCCGTATAAGAAATATAAAAGGGCAAATTTAGGTTTACCGCTATTAAAATACCACACAGCACCACAACTTTGTAAAATACCTACGGCTAAGACAAACCAGTTCCATCTCAACACAACACCTTATCCGCTAATCCTAAATCAACAGCGTCTTGACCTGACATATAACAATCATGTTCACACATTCTGGCTATTTCTTTTATGGTTATACTAGGTTTCTTCTTAACCATTTTAGCGTAGTAGATTTCGTGCATACGGACTCTTGACCATTGATTTTCAAGGGCATTACGCCAACCGTCTTCTGACGTTCCGTAAGTAGCCCACGTTCCGTCGTGGATCATAAACCTACAATTAGGCGTTAAGTACCTTTGGTAACAGGCTTGCATAATAACTGTTCCCATTGACCTGACACAACCGTACCCAACCATTCTGACTCTTGACCTAAGACCGAGTATGGTATCGTGAATTGCGATACCTCGGTTCCAATCTCCGCCCGGTGAACTGTAATGTAGCGTGATAAGCTCTTTTTTTTTCTGGTCTAAGTAGAGTAGACTTTTCATAACCTTTGACGCACTTGCAAAGTCTACCCCACTTTCTTCACCGTCATCTTCGTAAAACTCACTACCGAAGTAAACCATTCTTTGTTTAATCAAACAACCGTAGTCGTGTAGTCTATCAAAATCATCTCGTAAGAGGTGGCTCATTTTTGGTTCTCCTTAATAGGTATAAAATGGCATTGTAATCGAATCGCCAGTAGTAACGAAATGTCTAGTGTTACGGACTTCTTTTTCAATGCCATTTAGTTTAAAACCCACTTCTTTTAAGTCATTCAACATTCTACTTTTTTCGTTATCATTGAGAAGGTATATGTTATCAGCTATCTCTTCAAGAACTTCTCGGATTTCAACAGAATCAACTGATTTTTCATATATCTTAACCAACTCCTTAATCTCGATAATTTTCTGTTTCAATGCTTGCCGTTCTTCTTCTTTTATTAACCCTATACTACTTTCGATCTTTTTTATTTTATCTTTGAAACCATAGTCTTGGAGTTCATTCCTAAATTCAGAAAGAGCATTGTGTAGTGCTTCAGAAACCTTGGAGTCTATGTCTTTTGATGCTGTGCTAATCATTGAATTAACTATTGACAGATTTTCTTTAGATTTGGCTATCTTCTCAGCCAACTTTGTAAATTCTAATTCATACTTTTTCTGTTCACTGACTTTGTACTGTATACCATTGAGCTCCTTGTAGTATTCCAAGCCCTTATCAGCAACCATTATTAAGGAATGTATGAGTATAGCCAATATCCCAGCAGTGAAAATGAGTTTGCCGAAATTAGAACTTTTCCAAATAAGGATAGGTAGAGATAGCACGTATGCTATTACGCCAAATATGCCTGCTTGTTTAACGGTTTTGTTATCCATTATTCTTCTTCCTCCGCTATCGGTTCTGGTTTATGCTTCTTTGATTTTTTTTCTTCTTTTTTCTGAGCCTGTGTAAGGAACCATAATGCAACTAAGACAAGTAAACTGACACCGCTAATTACTGTTACGACGTTTTCATACTTTTTTAAGTCTGGTAACATTATTTCTCCCCCTTTTTAACTTTCTCACTCCACTTATAACTATGACAGTTTGGACAGACGTAAACTATCTTCTTACGAGGAACCCATTCGTGTCCACATTGTGAACACTTGATGTAATTTAGTTCGATTTCTTTCATGGTTTCTCCTTTATTTGTCGTCATCCCAGGCTACTTCTTCAGATTCTTCTTTTTTCTCAATCTGAGTGTCTACTGGAACAACTTTATCAAAGTTGTATTGGTCAATATTTGCGTATGTTTTACCGTTGCTTTGACTAACATTATGAACGACTGTAGCATAGAACTCTTTTCCAATCCAGTTATCGTCGTCAATAGTAAATTCGCCCTTATAAGGTTCTCCGATTGCTTTTAAAAATAGTCTGGTCAGAAAGAATCCCTTCCACTCAGAATCTTGGTTTACTCTGTGAAGCAAGCTGCGTCCTAGTTCTTCACCTTCTGCAACCTCACATTTTGTTACAATAACATTTGAATCTGAATTATCAACCCACATATCTACTACTTGAAAAAGGTGCTCTGTGGCCGCACTCGGAAGTTCAAAAGTACGTTGTTCTGGTTCTGTGTCTGGTGCTGATACTGTTCTCTTGGTCATTTGTTTCTCCTTTTGGTTACTTTTTGATTTGAAATTTATGATGACATTTAGGACACTCAATTTGATTTCTTAATTGTTCTTCAAGTTTCTTCTTCTCTGCATCAGCCGTTTCTCGTTCCTTTCTAGCTTTTTCTTCAGCAGCTTTCTTCTGTGCTTCGAGCTTTTCACGATCAAGCCTTGCTTTTTCTTCTACTGCTCGTTGTTCTACTTCTGCTTTCTCTCTAGCTTCTTTTGCTGCTATCTCAGCCGCTTCTCGTTCCTTTCTAGCTTTTTCTTCGAGTGCTTTTTGTTTTGTTTCAGCTTTTTTTCTCTCTGCTAATAACTTCTTCTCTCGTTTTTCAGCCTCTATTTTAAGCTGTTCGTTCTCTTTCTTGACTCGTTCCTGTTCTTCAATTTCAGCTTTTTCTTTTGCAATACGTTCTTCTTCCATGCGTTTCTCAATTTCTAATCGCATTATTTCTTTTCTTTCTTCTTCTTTTATCTCAATAAATTTCTCTTGCTTTTCAAGGTATTGTTCAATAGGAACTATCAGGGCTTTAAGAATATTTGCTATTCCATCGATAGCTTTCCCTTCTCTTAGTGCTTGTTCTTTAAGAGATTTTCTTACTTTTTCAATAGCTATTCGTTTTTCTCTTAGTTCGAGCCGTCCTATTCTTGCCATTTTCATATCAGCAACTTGGCTCTCATCTACGACTTTTATATTCTTAGCTTTTGTCTCCCATTCAGAAGCAATTTGAAAGTAATTTTGAAAATTATCTAAGAGAACCTGAGCTTTTGTTTTCTCCAAACCACTCTCTTTAATAATTACTTGTAATTGGTTTTCCATGCTTTCTCCTTTACTTTATTTTATTAACAATCTCTTTAAGCTCATTACAAAAAATTTCAAGCTCTACTTTTAATGCAGTTATGAACTTTTCGTTTCTTTCTACTCTAATAATTAACGGTTTAATCCCTGGATAATACGACATGAAATCACACCATTTACGACCTGTAACAAGAAGTTGCCCCTGTACTTGCTGAAAATAATCAGAAGGCAAGTTATTCTTTAATAAGTACCCAACATGAGTTGCCGCAAGAGGACACTTTATCTCAAGTAACCCATCGTCGCCAACTATGCCATCAGGTGAACAAGCGTACCCTTCATCTGCAATACAAAGACCAATTTGTTTTACCGTTTCACCTGTAATCAACTCGTAGCATTGTCTTGCTTCTGCTTCAAGTTCGACACCTCTCAACATAGATGCGTTTTGGTATGTTTCTTCTGACTTCCCTGCGACAAATTCTCCTGCGAGTTTGTATAGATACTTCTGTGACTGTTTGCTTGGTTCGCCTTTGGTCGTGATAATCTTATCAAAGTTACTACTGCTCGGTATTCCTACCTTAGCTTGATACCATTCAGGTGTTTGTTGTTGAATGTCAAGTATCTTCATTTTTTCTCCCTCCTCTTGGCTTCTAATGCAATCTTAGCCTTGCCAAACTGAGATTGTGGGATATCTTCAATCTTTTCAACAGACATAAATTCAAGAAACTTTGCTTTATCAACAGATAACTCTTTTATTAAATTATTCAAAATTGATACCTTGTTTTCGTCAAGTTTCTCTTCCTCGGTATTGCCATCATTATCTTGTTCGTATGTTGCAAGTCCTGTTAAGCAAAGCAGAGAGTACCTTTGAAGATATGTTATCGTACTTCCAATAGCTTGAATAGAGTTTTTAGATCCTGAGACATCTGCGTCGGCTGAAATTGAAGTTTCTTCGTAATGACCCATATTATGAGATATTCTACAAGTAACGACAATCTTGCCATTCTGTTGTGTTCGCCATGAAGCAGAAAGACCATGTTTACTCAGCTCTGCTGTAATCTTCTCAACGACATTATATAGAGAAGCGTGGCTATACCCAACCTTCCCCTTAGATGTGCTATATCCGACCCTTCTATCCTTATCAATCTTGGGTGGATTGGATTTAAAACTTGACATAGCCTTATTATATTCCTTACGAGCTTCGTTCCGTTCCCACTTTTCTTGTAATTCCAATAACTTCTCTAGTTTTTCAAGGTCAGCCCCTTGAGAAACCGCAAGACTTATCATATTAGCTGGTGTTGTTTCTTTTTTTAATGCTACTTTTTTTGATTCAGCCATATTACCCCCCTTTATTTATCCTACTCTCGCCAGATTTAGCTCTAGGTCGAGGAAGAATATCTTGAAAATAAATTGTTTGATTAACTGTTTTACAAGGATTACAAATCCTGTGAAACTTGTGTGCTGACGAAAATTTCTTACCACATTTAAGACAACTACGTTTCTTGTATTTCTTCATAATTATATCATATTTTTGGGTATAGTCAAGATTTAGTTTATATCCTTAATTTCCTCAACACTCCTCACGACAACATATTTTGTATTAGTTTGGTCACAAAGACTCCTAAACACTCGCTGAACGTCGCTTAGAACGCCGATCTCGGTCTTGATTTCTACCCAAGCCGAGAAACCTTTGCCAACGTGGAGTACAAATAGATCCCCCAGTCCACTATTTCTACGTCCTGAAATTGAGTTCTCTACTCTATATACTACATACCCTAGCCTTCGGAACTCTTTGATAATGAGTGGACGTAGCTTGTCCTCTGCCCTATCATACTCTTTCCTCGGCTTAGTTTCCTTTGCTCTCGGCTTTCGTATCTTGATATCTGGTAGTACGTCTTTACCAAAAACCTTAGCGAATCCTTTAACTAGTTGTCCGTGGGTATACTTCTTTATTATTAGTGGCCCTTCGTGTCGGTTTGTCATCTTCTATCCATGTCTTTTGTGCGTTAAATAATTTACGAATCATGTTGACTCTATCTACAAACTCTTTGCCGAAGAGGGTTATGAGGTTTTGGGTCATTAAAACAAATACTCCTGTAGTAATCGCTTTTCTGCTATTTTACAATACTCTTCAGACTTCTCAATCCCAATAAATTTTCTTCCAAGCATTTTTGCCATTTTACAAGTCGTTCCACTTCCAGAAAATGGGTCTAATATAACATCACCCTTATTGCTCCAAGATTGTATGTGGTCAGAGGCTAAAGAATCAGGAAAGATAGCTGGGTGCCGAAAGGCGATTTCATCTTGAGTAGAGTTTCCTTTTCCAGTTGTGTATCTCCATACATTAAATCTCATTCCGTATTCATTAAATTCTACTTTCTTGTCTTTCTCTTTTAACTCACCGTCTTTTTGTCTTGTAGTTAATACTCCAAAATGCGTAGTCCATCTATTTTTACGGTCAATTAAAGGATTAAATGTCGCGGGCTTATCTTTTGATAGTATAAACATATACTCGAATGTACTGTGGTATCTATTGCTTGACGGATTTGAGAATCCAGCCTTTTCGTAAATCATTGTGTCATGTAAGTTAAATCCAATTTCTTTAAAATATAAGGCTTGCTTAAAAGATGTTCCTGTTTCTGAATTATTAATAGTAGCGTCCCCAACTATCCACACAGTTACACCGCCAATTTTACAATTTCTATATATTTCATTTGCTGTTTTGTTAAAATCAAAAGAGAATTCTTTATAATCTCTTAAATTATCATATGGTGGGCTGGTTACTACCAAATCCACACTCTTGTCTGGTATGTGTTTCATAACATCAACACAGTCCCCGCAAATAACCTGATTTATCATATCTTCAAACTTAGGTGGTTTATCTTTATCAAATATTATCACACCCCAACCTCCGCATAAATTTTATTAAGCCATTCAGCTTGTTTTATAGAAAGTGTTCCGTAACTACTCTCTTTGATACCCCTAATAAACACTCGTTCTGACTCTCTTAACATAAGTCCAGAGCGTTCAATTTGTCCGATCATGGTTAGTGCTTTACTTTTTCTCATACCGATACTCTTTAAGTTATCTTTAATAAGCCCGACATCAACCTTCTCACAGTACCTTAAATCATGTGCTTCAAGTAAGAGTTTCTGTTCGTTCTTTAATAACCTTAATGTTTGAGCGAATTGTGCGCCAAGAAGACTATACTCAAACTTCGTTTTAAGGTGTCTGAAATACTCTATATTCTCTACATTAAACACAATGTCAGAGATAGATGATTTATAGAGGTATTGGGCGAGGTCGGTCATAACGTCAACTCCCTACACTTATCAATTACAGCTTGTTCTAGTCCTGGAGATACGTCAACAGACTTATCAAGCTCGTCTATACAAGATTCAATCTGTACGTCCTCAACTGTCCTATCAAATAGTTTAAGATAAACCCTTAACCTAAACAACTCGTATTCATACTCAACTAAAATATCTCTTGTCGTTCCAGTAACCCTATTTTCCATCGTGGAACCCTCCGTCTTTAATGAGTTTGTCGATAGTTATATCTCCTGTTTTAACTTCTGACTTAACAGGTCGAATCTCAAGAAGATAAATTTGGTCGTTTTGGGTATCTTTAAAAACGACACAGGAACCGTCTGCGGTAGGGTGGACAGCAGACACTTGTTTACAGTTAAAGAACTGCTTTAACGTCTTTGCGAGGTTCCAGACAAGTTCACTGTGTCGGTATTTTTTCATCTCTAATCCTCCCACTGCACTTGTTCATAAATAGGCTTTTCTTCTATCCCTAACCACACTCGGTTATTAACACCGTTAATTTTTTTCTGAGTTTTCTCAATAGTTTTACCAAAAGTCTTTTTCATTTGTTTACTAAACGAATTCTTTTTAAAGATTCCTTTAGCTCCTATCTTATGACAAAAATCTAAATATTTGTCGTAAAGTTCATCTACTGTTACATAAAGTTCATCGTCTTGTTTAATGTCATAACATTCTGAAATGAAATAATATATCGAATTGTTTTCCATTTTTAGCTCTCGAATACTATCACACACAGCTTGACTTTTAGTAAATTTCTTATTCTCATTCAACCTCTTTAGCCCTATTAAAGCCCAATTAAAAATTCCAGCACCTTCTTCCTTAGCTCTCTCCTTTAAGTCTACGTCAATCTTATGGTCAGGGATAACATTATTAAACTCAATCAACAACATACGTCTAAAGATAGCGTTTGATGTATCAGCTATTCTCGGCATATCATTAGCTCCGAATATGATCTTACAATACGGACGTGCATCATAGCTCGGTACAAACTTCGTATCTACCTTAACCGCCTCGCCTGTAATTATCTTCTTTAACGCTTCTTCATATCCACTAATATCTTCTGGTATTTCTCGGTCAATATTAGCTATCTTATCAATGAAATTCCCAGCGTATCTCGGCTGACATAACTGTTCCATACTCGTATTCGATACGTTCTCTTTCCCTAACATAGCCTCAATTCCATCTAAGACAGTTGATTTACCGCTACCTGCCGCACCGATTAGAAATAATGCTTTCTCATACTTCGTTTCTCTAGTTAAGCAGTACCCTACAAACTCTTGAATAATACGGATTTTAAGAGCGTCGCCCTCAACTGCATCATTTAAAGCCTTTAAGAAGTTCTGACACTCGGCTTCAGGGTCATAGTTATAGGGAAGTTGGTTTGTACTGATAACGTCCATTGAATGTCCGGTCAACTCCTCTGTTTCTGTATCGAAAAAGCCATTCTTAAAGTTGATGATACCCTCTGGATTAAACCTATCACGATAAAAGAACCTACGTCGCATAATATTGTGCATAGTTTCTTGATGTTTTGCCTGTGATATTAAGGAAGGGATAGGTATATTATTATCATCAGGCTTAAAATCAACTAGCATCTGTTCAATTTCAAGCGATGATACAACCGAGTATAACCCGTTTCCATAGACATAGAACAGCCCCTTCTTTGTACTGTTACGTTCAGTCCAGTACAGAACTTCAGGGTGTGATTCAAGAAACGCATCGGCTAGTTGTAACCATTTCCCAGCGTTCTTATCATTCTTAAATACGGCTGTATGTTTTTTTATTTTGCGTTGTGGCATAATAAATCAAAATACCCTCTATCCTCGACGAGGGGGTAACTCGTCTGTTTACTTCTATGGGAAACTTGAGGACAGAGGGTAAAAGAAAAAAGCCAAGATTTAGAGTCTTGGCTTTTATGTTTTTTAAATAAGTATGTTCCCCACGCTTTCCATAGTTTTTATTATACACATGGCTTAATCCTTGTCAAGTTTTTTGTTTATTGTAAGATAGTTTCTAATACTCCTACCTTCAACCCAATGTCGTCCGAATATCTTTTTAGCTTCGATATCCCCACGCTTGACAGCGTTTAAGATAGCGGTATAACTTACCCCTACCATTTCAACAACTTTTGGGATTGTGTAACTCTTATCTGGATCGATTTTGACTATGATTTCTTCAAAGTTTAGCATTTTAATCCTCCAATTCTTGTTTGTGGGTTTTGAAATATTGTTTTAGCCTTTTGAGCAATTTCTTCTGGTTCTGCTATTTTGCATGATATTATGTATGTATCTAACTTTTCCTCAAGACTTTCCTCTTTTAAACCGAGGATTTGTTGTATTCCACTCAAAGTCATTCTAACTGGATTATCTGGGTGGTGTGAGTATTTCTCTATATCTTTTGCCTTCTCCTTCAGCCAATCTTTGTTTGTCTTATCTAAATCATCTCTGGTGTAGGGTGAAACGTCCCCTCCATAATCTTGAATGATTTTTATTTGTTTCTTAGTCAACTCATGTAATTTCATTTTTCTTCTCCTTTCTAATACTTAATTAATTCAAGTACAACCTTTTTGATTATTTTAAATTGCCCTTCACTCATATACTTTTTAGCTTTGTCATATTTTAATCCCTTTATTTCTGAATGTTTCCACTCCATATATCCACAAAACACAAAATTGTCTGTTATTGATATGCAATGTTCAAAACACATAACAGTTTTTAAAATAGATGTTATGTTATCACCAGACACCCTGGCATCACCATACACCCAGGCATTACCATACACCCTGGCATCACCAGACACCCTGGCATTACCATACACCCTGGCATCACCAGACACCCAGGCATTACCATACACCCTGGCATCATCATACACCCAGGCATTACCATACACCCAGGCATTACCAGACACCCTGGCATCACCAGACACCCAGGCATCACCATACACCCTGGCATCACCAGACACCCAGGCATCACCATACACCCAGGCATCACCAGACACCCAGGCATCACCATACACCCAGGCATCACCAGACACCCTGGCATCATCATACACCCAGGCATTACCAGACACCCAGGCATTACCAGACACCCAGGCATCATCAGACATGCTGAGGTTTTCTTCTGATTCTACATATCCCCCCAACTCTCCTTTTTCAACATTAGAAAAAGAAACATTTGCCCTTATACGATAAAGTTTTATACCAAGATGAGTTTTAAAGTCTTTTTTAATTAATTTATATTTTTTCATTTTTCTTCTCCTTCCCAAACACAGCCGTTAAGCCGTTTCTGTTTTTAACTACTCCTCTTAACCTTTTCGCTTCACGCTCAACCCATTTTTCATTCGTGATAAGTCCGTACTCACTATGAATTATTGTGTTAGGGTTAAGCCACCTTGTGATTCTGCCCTTATTTGCTTCTTCTCGTTCTTTTAACTCTTTTGGTGTTCTTTTATGATTCATTGTATTTCTCCTTTCGTTTAGCTTCCAATAAATGTATAACAACCAATGCACAGTGCTTAACTGATTTCCTGTATATTTTACGTTCAGCTTTTCTTAATAAAACATACTCTTTATTATTTTTTAATCTACGCCTGATTTCTTCCTGGGCTTCAATTGTGTTAGATTTGGGTATAACCTCATACACATCAAGGCGTGTATTATTAAAGATTATATCCATTTTATCAAAAACTTCGGTGTATCTTTCATGTATTTCATTTTGTTCTTCAAGCCATGTTTTTGACTTCTTCATGTTTTTCCTCCCTTCCCTTATATAATGGCGTGTTCCCCACTTCTACAAAATCACATTTGTTGTTATATAACTCCTCAAGATACTCTATACTTTTCCTTATGTCCTTCGCTTGTTCGACTAAGATCTGATACTGATACTTACAATCCGACCTCACATATCCGGTGTCTGTAATACAATCTATTTGTCTGTTTAGATTTATCCGCATCATGTCTTTTAAGGTTTCTAGTGCTGTTGGCATTTTAGTCCTCCGTAGTTTCAACATATTTTAGGTTATACCACTCTTTCCCTGTTTTTTCGCATCTGTTACATCTATAAGCATAAAAAATACCATTGTCTACTGGTTCAGAACCTACATAATCCAAATCATTACTCCCACATGAAGCGCAACACCCTAAACAATCTTTCATTTCAACCCCCTAGTTTATTTAAGCATATGCTTATTTATCCCTGAATATGCATTAACACACACGTTATTAATAAAAGCAAGGCGCATACCCCTAGTATGATCCCTGTGATTTGTGCGTTTGTGATGTACATTATTTTTCTCCTTCCTTAATCAAACATCATATTTTCGACTTACTACATTCTTAAAAAAATCATGTCCGTTTCTGTTTCCAATATACATATAACAACCAGCGTAATTATCTGCGTACACATCAACCGACAATCTTCCTTCTCTAACAGCCCTGTCAAAAGCTTGTCGTGATTCTACTCTTGCGGTGTTCTGTGGTCGTGTTGCTGTTGTCATAATAGCCCCCTTTTAAAAAGATTATAATTTATTTACTATTCCACCATGTCTTATTATAACTCTCTCGACAACATCTATCGGCACATATCCGTAAACTGTGCCAGTTGGGTTTCCTTTAGTTTCTGCATATTTCATTAATGAATAAATCTTTCTTGACGGAAAGCCTATTTCAACCTTATTATAAACATTACATAATTTTCTAGGTTCGCAATAATGAAATCTAGTTCCACCTTGAACAGACAAGCTTAGTCCGTCTTTGCACTTTATGGCATCTCGAACATGATGTTCTTCTTCTTTGTATGTTCTTTCTAAAAATTCTTTGACTGTCATGGTAGCCCCCTTGTTATTATTCCCCAAAATAAAAGTTATTAGCATATTGTAATAAAACTTCTTCATCACATTCGTATTTTTGCCATGAAGTAAACCAATCTTGGAATTGAAGTTCTGCTGTTGTTGGGTATCCGTCGTCCAACTCTCCTATAATTCGTGAAGCTGGCCCACCCCAAGATAAAAGTATTTCATAGGTGTTTTTTATTTCTACCGACAAAGGATCTTCCATAATTCTTTCGATTGCTTCTTCTCTTTCTTCCTCGTTGTCGTTTGCTTCTGCTTCCTTAATATTATCAACCATTTCTTTTATGCTTTCAAATTGTGCTTGTGCTTCTTGTGTTGCTCGTTCTTGTTCTTGTGTTTTCATAATCCACCCCTTTGTAAAATTGTTATAGTATTACGCTTTCCCTTGTTACCTTTTCAATTTGATACGAATAAATTGCGCTATATAAAACTTTCTTTCCCTTTTTCCATTCCTTAATATCTGCCGGCGTTGCTTTATAACTGTTCCCGTCCTCAAGTATACAAACATCAATACGCCCTTCTTCATCGCAAGAATTTAAAATAATATCATTATCTAAAACATCATAACATTTTTTAATCTTGTCTAACACACCTGCCACGCTATCACTTGAAAATTTAACATCGACCTCAAAAGACGTTGCTGTTTCTGGTATACACCCTTCCTTATATATATCTTCCTCGGCAAACTTTAAAGCTGATCTTGTTTCGTATGTTGTTTTCATTGTCCGTTCCTTTCTCTAAATTAAAATTATCAATTAACTCCGTTTCCTATCAAGTCGATAAGTTCGCCGATAACATTATTTAAATTATTGTAAATATCACTCGGCGAATGGACTTCGATATCGTCAATCGTTGTGCTTTCGTTTATAATGCTTAACTGATCTTCCAGCGTGTTAAGTACTTCTTGTAATTTCTTTTTGTCTGTGACTTTCATCTCTTATCCTTTCATTAATGGTTAACCTCTATGTCTAAAGTCTACTATAATATTGACCATGTGTCAAGAAATAAAAAAAAATAAGTTAAGGAAACATAAAAAACATAAACCCTAAAAAGATACCACTTTTATTAAAGAAAATACAAAAGGTAGCATTTCAAGCCAAAAGGTAGCATTTCAAAAAAACGATATGCTACCCCGACTTTGTTTGACTTCATAGAGTTACGTCAAAAGGTAGCAGGTAGCAGCATTTTCGCCTATTTGTTTCTACGTTTTTTTATATACCCTATAATAACATAATAACTATTACAAACATATTCTGCTGTTACCCTACCTTAAAGTATTGGTATAAAACAAGTTAAGGGTAGCAAATGCCCTGTTACCAGGTGTTACGGGTGTTACTATTAAAGATATGAAAGCAAGTGTTAAAAATATGTTTTATGTAATGTGTTGGTATTCAATAAGTTGCAGTAATAGTATTATAATATTAACACATTGGTTCTTTTTATATTTATGGTTAAAGTTATCTGCATGGTAGTAATGGGTGCTTATAGTAAATATTAAGATATAATTATCCCGAATTGACGTAACTCATTGAACGCCTAAGGATTATATGAATTAGTAAAATTTTACTATATTTAACATAATTATAGTAATATTACATAACTAGGAAGTTTTAAAGGACTTATGACAACTGGCTTTTTGGCTGATTATCCTACGTCTTATGATATGCCTTAGCCTGAGATCGTTCAACCTGGGCAATCCTCAGGCGATTTTTTTGGTACTAATTCTGTTAATAACGTGTTGGATCAGTTCAGACTTAGTTTTCGCCTGTTCAAAGGTGTTGAATAAGTCCACGAGCTTGACCTCGTTTGTATCCTCATTAATAACAAATACCTCCCAAATCTTTGTATTACTGTTAAAACTTATTTCTGATTTGTGCCACATTTGAACCTCCTTTGTTATTGGGTTTTTATTCATCTAATACAATAGACGCACAGGGAACGAAAAACCAACAAACTTTTTTAAAAAAAACTTATTGCATTATTTGGTATTTATGAAATAATTATTAAGACTTAGACAAGGTCGACAGTGATCCGTTATGCTACATTTGGACAGCCCAGTATAAGGAAAGAATACCAATGACAAAAAAACTTAAAAAATCAGATTCAATTCCTGCTGGGCTTTCCAAATCTCTCGTTGAATGGATAGACATTGACGAGCATTACAATATAGTACACTTTGCCGTCGAGCATAGTCTTTGTAAGGAAGATTTGTTTCGCTTTGCCGACGCCGACGAGGACTTTGCGTCAAACCTTGCTTATGCTATCAGTGTCATGGAATACAAGATAACCGAGGGCGCGTTAAAGGGGACGCTAGACCGTAACATAGCCTTGCGGCTACTAGAGACATATGCAGGCTGGAAAAACAAGAAAGAGATTGAGAACACAGGCAACCCTATGATTGTTTGTTTGAATGAGGTGGACGTCAAGGAAAGAAAAGAATTATTAGATTCTCGGTGGGATCTCTTAAAAGGGTCAAGGAACTAGCCCACATAATTCAAGGGACTCCAGTTACCGAAAAAAATTTTAAAAAAATATTTTTTTTCAGATGGGATTAGCGGATGAATCTCAGTGTTAGAGAAATAGATATATTGATTTATATGGTTCTTGTATTTCCGATTATTCTAGTTACTTATTGTCATGTAGTTAGTTTTATTGAAGAAAAGAAGGGGAATCGTAATCCAGTACCGTATGGATAAGGGACTCCAGTACCGTCTCAAAATTTTAAAAAATTTTATTTTTTTTAGTTACCCAACGAGTGATAGTTTAGAGTATGTTGTTGGTTAAAGAGACTCCTTAATTTAGTGGAGGTATATGTCTTGGATTGTCTTTGCAAATGTTATGATGGTACTTTTATAATGTTCTCTACTCCACAAATCTATGTACCCATCTGGCGACGCTTCAACTTCCCGACACCTGTCGAAAATCCAATCGTCGTCAACGTCACTGCGCTTACACGCTACCAATAACAAATAAAATAAGTACAATACCGGCTAACCATGGTTTATGACTATTATGAATCAATCAGCATTCCCTCCCGCAAAAAAATGACCGTTGAGTCCCCTACATGCCAGGACAGT